CCTCGTCGGAGACGGTACCACACCGGGGTTAGGTGTGGTGAGAGCGTGGCCCCGGGCTTGGGGCGGGTCCGAGCCCGGGGCCGCATCAGACACACTCAATTCAGAGAGGCGGGGCCCTGAAGAGGATTGTCTGACGATCCTGTGACATAGCGGCCGACAACCGGTGCCGGGTTCGAGCCCCAGCGTGCGGTAGCGGCGTCGTGAGCGGCTCCTGCACGCTTGGCAGCGGCGGCGATCTTGTCCATCGCCGAGCCAAACGCATCAGCGCCCATGAGTTCGGGCATGGCGTCAAGGAGGTGTTGCGGGATCCCTCGGTAGTGGATCGTTGCGAGGTTGACGAGTGCAGCGCCTTGGGTCTCAAAGGGGCGAGCATTTGTCTTGCCGTGGGTGAAGCCACCTTCGGTAGCGACAACAGTGCCGATGTGAGTAGCGCCCAACGGCTCGCCGTCACAAGTGTCGACAAGTTCGTAGAGGTCTATCGAACCGCCGAACCTTGGGCTTGTGTGAAGTTTTCGCATATTTGCCTTTCCTGAGCGATCCCTTCGCTCGTTGGTAACTGTACCACACCACGGTTAGGTGTGGTGGATGGTTGGTGCCTTCCACTGAGATAACGCACGATCAAGGCTGATGTGTGTACCTGATTTTAAATAAAGCCTGCTGGACTCGAATGATGAGTTGGCGGCGACGCTGGTTCTCCGGATCGTCGGGCTCTGAGGCTCGAATGTGAGCGTTGAGCATCGTCAGTGTTTCCATGAGCGACAGTTCAACGGCCAAGAGTTCGGCTTCAGTGAATTCAGGTGATCGCATCAGGCGTCGACTTCCTGTTCGACAACTCCGATGACCTTGACGGCGTAGGGCATTCCGCCACAGCACATATCCATTACGTCGAAGTCGGCTGCCTTGACCTTGGCGATTGCTTCAGCCTTGGAGTTGGCGATGACCTCACAGTTGTAGGTGGCCTTTTCGGTGAATTCAAGGATGTATTTCATTGGTCTTCTCTCCATTCTTCAATTTCGGCGATTTCACGGGCTTCGTTGTCCATCCACTTTTCTTCAGCGTCCAAGAGGGTGTTCAGGAGGGAGACTCGAATGTGGGTGTACGACGCTGCGTAGCGGGTGAGTTGAGCGGCGGCGGCTTCGGATGGCATTCCTTCAATCGCATCTTCGATGTCGTGTTCCTTGGCTCGGAGCGCCATGCAGATGAGCGACCATTCTCGGATGGACATTGAGATTTCGATTGGCAGGTTCGGATTCATATCGGATCCCGACATGAAATTAGGTTCAGGGATTTGTTGGTCGGTCATTGTGCGACCCCCATTACTTTGTTGATAACGAATTGCTTCGCATCTGTGATTGATTTGAAAGTGACCAAGTCGCCGAGTTCGTCCGTGACGGCGGTTTTGCCTTCATAGACGATGTACGTCAGACGAGTTTGCAGGGCGTAACTGTTGTTGGCGTAGCGGTAAACCGCATAAGCCCCGTCTTCGGTTTCAAAGGTTCGGTTGTCGGTCTTGACGAATTTCATGCGTACTCTCCGTACTTGGCGGCTTCAATGGCTTCGTCGATTTGTGCGAGTTGCTGCTGCTGTTCGGCCGTGTGGAACTGGGTCACGAACTTGTCGATGGCGGTGAAGTGAGTTTCCAGTGCATCTTCAGTGATGGCGGCTTCGATGACTGCGAAGATCGCATCGGCCTGATTGTCAAAGAGGCCGAGACCTTTAGGTTTGCCGTTAGCCATGGCCCCCCATTTTTCCGTCGTGTAGTGCGCTACATGGCCGACCACTGCGTCATCAATGGTGATCTTGCCACCGGGGGCAAGATCGGCTGCAAATTGGTTGTAGGGGCGGTATGCAAGGTTCATGATGTCCTTTTCCGGAGGAAGTCCCTCTCCCTCCAAGGCAAAGTTACTACACCGTGGTTAGGTGTGCAAGTCTTTCGATCAAATGTTGATATTCCAGTCATTTGATTGCTTGAACTGAATCGCAGGCACAGCAGGAGGGGCGACATGGCCCGGAGGCTCGAAGACGGCCAGCAGGACGGCCTCGGCACGGTCAGGGGAGGTTTGTCCCCGGCGTTTCATGTCCGACTTTTTCTCAATTTGGATTCGACCGGCAGAGTCCGACTTGTACATCGGGGTTGACAACTGGGCGATAGCCCGACGGTCAATGTCTAAACGCATCTCCTGAGCGCCGTCAGGTGCCGGTTGCACCAAGGTTCGGCCGTTCCACCACATTTCGGCTCGTTGATTGTGGAACTTGTCGGGGAAAGCGGATCGTTCGGCGACGTTGACGGCGATGATCTCAGCGCCATGGCGACGCTCGTCTTTCCAGCGTTGCAGCATCCCGGTGACACCCCAGCCGACACCAATCGCATCGATCTTGACTCGAACCGGCTGTGTTAGTTCCCTTTCGACGTGGATCTTCTCGGCCTGATGAATGTGTTCAAGGATTTTCCCGGCGACGTCGACAGGGTTGGCGTTCACGGAACCTGATGAGTTGTGCCTGATGGAAACCCGGTAGCCGTCAGCCCAAGCGATAACGAATTCGTCTCCACCGTCAGCGGCGACGTCGACTCCGAGCCTGATTCGCATTGATTCGGTCGGTGATTCGTTCTGAGAGGCCGCTTCAGCCCAATCGAAGGGAATGACCTTGTTCGATACTTGGCGTGGGAAACGGGCAAATACACGGGCTTGAACGAATGGGGACTCTTCACCGAATTCGGATATGACGTCTTCGACCCATTCCCGGTCGACAAGGTGGGTGGCTACTGAGTGCTGAGGCACTGAAGGCGGGCAGGCGTGGCAGATTCCGGCGTCTTCGCCAGTGAAGTTCGGGGTGTCAAACGCATTGATAGGAATGACGTTGTAGTTCGCTGACCCACAGGCGTTCTCGAACCATGAGCCTTCCAAGTCGGTTGGTGGGTTACCGAGCAATAGTAGTCGGGTGTGAGAGCCGGTCATGAGGGCTTCTAAGGCTTGGCCGATGATTGGTCCGATGCCGCCAGCCTCGTCGACGACGATGAGCAAGTGGGGGGCGTGGATGCCCTGCACGGCCGTTTCGTCATAGTCGGAAGGGGAGAAGCCGTAGGAAACGATGTCGTCGTCCAGTTTCCATGTCGTCGTTAAAACTTCACCGGGCAGGTTGTGTCTCACTGCGACTCGGCGAATGTGGGGCCACAGAATGTTTCGGACTTGGCGGTGTGTGGTGGCCGTGGTGATCGCAATAGCCGTTCCGGGTGCATGACAAGAGATCCACCATGAGACGGCTCTAGCGGCAATGTGGGACTTACCGGGGGCATGACAGGCGGGTACGGCAGTTCGTTTGTTGTCCCGAACCGATTCGAGGATCTGAGCCTGACGGGACCAAATGGTTTCCCCGAGGCCATCACGGACAAAGCCCACCGGGTCACGGGCATAACGAAACCACGGGTGAGAAAGTTCTTCCTGCAACACAAGATCGAATTCGGCACGTTCACTGGGCGACAGTTTGTTAAGCAATCGCATTCGAGCGGCCGGGGTGGCTCTCAGGAAATCTTCGTAGAGGCTGGTACTAACCGCGGTCATTGCGCTGCTTCAGGACAGCCTGCACCTTTGCTTCTAACTCGGCAGGATCGACAGTTGTGTGGACTTGCACAGGGTTGTTCGCATCGCCTTGGACTTTGATATTGCGTTTGTCGGCCCAGTTCTGTGGGATTCGGTTGTACAGCCACACTTGGCAGGCGGTGACGTGTCCGGCGACGGCGGCTTGATACAGGGCGTCTTCGACCATTTCGTTGGCTTCCATCTCCGCTCGGGAAACGGAGTCAGCGAACTCGGGATATTTGTTCATGTGGTCAAGGACGGTTGTGGGGTCAATGCCAACGGTTCGGGCCGAGACATGGCGGCGTCCCCCGTTGCGAAGCAGGTTCAGGTATTCCTCTTTTTTGATCGCATCGAACTTTTCTTTGCGTTTTGCCGGTGTTGCAGCCATCGGAATCCTTTCTATGGCACGGGATTTACGGATTCAGCGTTTGAGAACTGTACCCCAGTAGATGATTCGGTCCCTAAGGTAGAACGAGGTTGTGATGACTTTCCAGCCATTTGCCTTAGCCCATTCCATGAGCCATGGCTTAGCGATGCGGGGCCAGTAAAGGTTATTGACGATGCGGCGCTCTTTGATATCGAGGCCAGTGTGCTTGATTCCTGCGGGGTCGGTGTAGATACCGAGGCGTTGGGCGGGCATTCGGGCTCCGTCGGTGAAGAAACAGACGACGGTGTCACAGGGGTTGCCGTGTTCCATGAAGGCTCGAAACGCATGGTAGGGGTAGTTGAAGGCGTCGAAGTCGGCGATTGCTGTGGGTTCTGTTTGAATGTCGGAGAACGGCCACTCGTCACAGTCGAAGACTCGAATGTCGGCGTTGGGGAGTCGGGTGCGGGCGATGTCGACTCGGGCTTGTTTAATGTCGGCCCCATAGATTTTGCGGTCTGTGTAGATTTCTGTGGCTATGTCGGCGTCTCCGATGAAGGGGACATAGCAGGCACCGTCAACGGCATGAATCATGAGGCGTTTGCGGAGCAGGATCTTTTTGAACTCTTCGACGTGTTGTTTCTGTACCCCGGCGTTTTGGATGGGTTCGGGGGTGAGGTCTTCAGGTTCGTTGGGAATCTTTTTGGTGCGGCGTGTGGTGCCTTTGCCCCATACGGAGGGTCGGGAGCGTTCCAGCCACCATGCAGCGGCCTTCCAGTCATCTGCCATGCCTACCAGTACGGATGTGACGGCTTTGGTTTCCATGACGGCCATGGCAGCGGTTACGTCGGCGTGGGCGTCGGCGTACAACTTGGGTGGGTTGGGGCCTGAACCGATTCGCATCCAGTCATCGAATTGGGATGGGGCGATTCCGGCGGCTGCTGCTGCGACGTGAGGGTAAGTTCCTGCACGGATCTGATCGCATATTCGTTTCACTACGGCTGCTGTTGGTCGTTTCGATGGTCGACCGGGTACCGAAGTCATTGCTGAGGTGGGTTGTTTGACCAGCGGGCCGGGTAGCGGCGAGCGAGGAAGTCTCGGGCGGCTTGCCAGTTCTCGGAGACATGGTTTTGCCAAAAGGCGACGGCTCGGGACTCTGCGGTTGCTTCAGCGGTGGCTATTTGGGTGACGAGGTGAACGTAAATCGCATTCTTCTCGTTGAGTTTGTTGCCTTCCGAAATGGAATTGATTTCGGTGTTGCCGAGGCGGATCCATTCGTTGTATTGCGGGGTTGCGACTCCACAGGCAATTGCGGCGGTCAAGGGGAAGTTGCCGTCGGTGATCTTTTCGCAGATTTCGTCGATGAGGTCTGAGGTGAGTTCCATTAGGTCACTTTCCCCATCGGAGATCCTTGTAAACGGCCTGTTCGGACGTGCCCATGGCTTCGGCGAGTAGTCGGTACGGAATGTTTTGTTCTCTGAGGTCTCGGAGAATGACTCGGCGTTGTTTACCTAAGTCAACTACGGCGGCTTCGTGCAATCGCATTTGTTTGGTGAGTTCGCTGATCTGAACCAATTCGGTTTCGGTGGCGATCTTTGTTTCTGCCATCTGAGGTTCCTTTCCTAGTGGGGTTAGATACTAACGCCAGTTGACGGCTCGAAAAGCAGGGAACGCCAAACTTTCTTGGGGTTTCGATGGCATTCGGGCCTCATTGAAAGGACGTAGTCGGTTGTGCCTGCGATGTATCCGAGTTTGCGGGCTCGGAGCATGATGGGTCCGAGGGCTCGGGGTTCGTGTGTTGCTTCTTCCCGGTCAACGAGTACAGCCCAAACATCGTCGGTGGTGAATCGGTCTTGGGTCATTGAAAGCCATCCGACTGCTCGGAGGGCTGTGGTCGTCCATTCGTCGTCTGCATTCGCATCGACCCGATTGAGGGCTTCGTCTAATGCTTCGTTGGCTTCAACAAAATCAAAGATGCTTGCTTGCTCGGTCATGCGGGTTCTCCTTGGATTATGAGGACGAGTGAGTTTCGTCCTACTTGTGGTGCATGAAAGGTGATGGTTTTTACGATGTGAGGGCCGTCGTCAATGATGACGTTCGCATCAATTAGGCCATCAATTGCGGCTTTGACTGCGGGGTTGCAGGCGGCTGTGTCCTGCATTCCCCGACGGTCTTTAAGCCAAGGTTCTGCGGTGATGTCACACCATTTGAGCGGCGGAATCTTTTGTTCGAGTGCCAGCCATGCAAACGCATTCCTCCACTCCTTTGTTTTCTTTGCTCTGTCCCAGCGGTTACCGGCACGTTCAGCGTTGGTCGTCCAC